GTCAGGCTTACGCAGCTGCGTCCACTCCTCCAGCGTAACCCATGATGCCTCCGCAGCGTTCGGGCGATTCAGGAAGAAACGGATAGAACGCGATTCGGGGTATTCGGGGGACCAAATCTGCTCCTTAATCGAGTCAAGGTTCACCCACGGGCAGTCCTCATACACGTACTCCAGGGCCTCGGTGAGGCCGACCTGCCCCTCCTCCGGCTCATCCGTCAGGACCGTATTCGGGGGAGCGATACGCGCATCATAGAGGACCTTCGTCTTACCGCGCGTGAGGCCATCCTCCTGATCGCACCAAGCCTCAAAGATAGCCTCAGCCGACGACTGCTCACCCGGCACCCACGCGTTACAGGTGCCCATGAAACGGCCACCCATCTTCGCGGCGTTCTGCTGGATCGTCTGCAACATGGCCGGACCACCCTGTGCGGGAAGCCAGTGCTCGAGCTCATCCCCCACGACGAAGGACACCTCACCACCCTCCATCGAGTGCGCAGAGGACGTCATCTGCTGAAGCTTGCCTCCGCCAGGTGTCTCAATGAACGTCTTAGCCACCTCAAGGTCATACTTGCGGGCCAGTGAACCCTTCTTCTGGCAGAACGCCCTAACCATTCGGATGGTGTTTTGAGTCTGGGCTTCCGATGTGGCTACGATCTGCACCAGCGGCATGCTCATTGGCTTCGCGCGCACCCCGAACGGCTCGTGACGGTCGAACCCATCGAACCTACAGGGACCGAGGAGCTCAAACAGGCACAGTGCGGCGGCGAAGGGGGAGTTATGGGTCACCACCATCGTCTCCCCCACCAAGTACAGACCGTCCTCAGCAGCCACAGAAATACAGCGAGCATCCACTGGAGCCACCTGCCGCACATCCTTAATGGCGCGCGGAATGGGCTTCCTGCGCTGCTCCTGCACACGCTCCGCACGACGAGGCAGCGTCACGAGGTTCTGATGCTTGTAGGGCTTGAACGTCAGCCTGTAGCGGGGGCCGGTAACGCGACCATAGAGCTTCGCCTCCGACTCACGCACGTTGACCTTCACGCCCATTGAGCGGAGTAGGAACGCCATGCCGTCAGCGATCTGCTTGCGCACCTGGCAGTACTCGGCAGACCCATTCTTGTCCACATAGCCGTCAGAGTCCATGAGCCCCTGAATCAGGGCGCGCCGCTGCTCAACACTAGCGTACAGGTAGGTGTCAGGAATGTGCTTGTCGTTCAGAACCCCAGCCTTCCGAAGGTCCCCTATGAGGCCAAGGATGCTGAACTTACGGCCACGGCCGCCTTCCTTCTTCTTCCAAACACCACCAATGTCATAGCCGGCTGCACACAGGCGCTCGCGGACGTGAGGAATGTCGTCCACGTCAGCCGTGGCTTCTCCATGCCCCGTAGTGCCATCGCCGAGCCAATAGCCAAGCACCCACGGATCGACAGGCAGGTCTCGCTCAGGGAACTCCAGTGGATCAGTCTCGGGGAGAGAGAACTTGCCAACACCGGCCTTAGTGGCCTTCGTAGACCCCTTCGTTAGTGGGCGATCAAACACCAAGCCCTCACGTGCCATGGTGCGAACGTCGAGGGTGCGGCGCTTGCGCTTCGGGCCGCCGACGAACTCTTCGACAGTGAATAGATGTTCACCGCTGAAGGTCTCTACCGTCCCGTCGGAGAGCTCAACCTCCCATGTGTCCCACCGGTCGATTGGGTGAGTCTTCGTGACCATGGTCGGCTTTCCGGACGGATGGAACACATAGTCTCCAGGGCGAAGGTCGCCGAACTTCCTCCATCCATTGGAGGTAAGAATGGGTGTGAGTAAGCTTACAGCTTTACCCGATCCCTTGCTTAACCTTCTAATTCCCTGCCTATACACGAAGGAACCCTTATGATTCAGGGCGTAGAAGTGCAGAAGGAACTCGATCTGCCTATCCGTCGGGATGAACGGCTGCCCCGCGCGCGGCCCGTTAGGCTGCACAAGGTTATCCACCATCCAGGCGGCAGCGTGATACCCAAGCGTCCGCTCAGGGAGCTCGAGGGGGAGCGTATCGGTTCGCTCCCGGGGTGCGGGGAGCGTATCGGTCACTTCGTGGCCCGCGCCTTCGCCCATGCCTGGAGGGCTACCACGCCCGCGGACTCCGCCTCGGACTCGTCGACGCGGTTGATCTCGATCTGCACCCTGCGGCGGTCTCCTTCGGTGAGGAGGAGGCTGGTGAGCATTGTGTTCACGGCCGCCAGCATCGTCGGCGAACGCCTGTCCTGCATCTTGTAGTTCGACAGGTCATCGCAGGTGGAGTAGAGAACGATCCAGTCCGATGGCTCGTAGTAGCGAGTGAACGTGGATTTCTCCACGGCCTTCCACAGCTTCTTCGCGATCGGATGCCATTCGGGGTCAGGCTTAGGTGGTTTCACCTGCTCCGCAACTACATTTACGGGCTCCACGCCACCATCGAGCTTCCTAGCCTGCGTGGTTCGGTGTCCCTCAGTGCTGCGCTTCGGGATTGGTCCCTTAAGTCCCATCGTCGTCTCCTACAGATATCCGGGGTGCTTACTCTTCGGCCTCGGACCGCGAGCCTTATTGCGGCTATTATAGCGGCGCTTTCTGGCCTCAACGGACTGTTGCTGCGTTCTAGCCATGTGGCAGTGCTGGCATAGGCTCCTCAGATTGTCTGGGACATGCGGGCCATCGGGGAATATGTGGTCCACCTGGTTGGCCTTGTTTCCGCAGAATACGCAGAGGCCACCATCCCTTTTGAGGACTGTGTGTCTGATCTTCTCCCAGTCCTTAGGCAGCTCCTTACGGCGCCTCGACTGCCGACTCCACGACACCGCTAATTGACCTCTAACTCAACACGCACATCAAGGCCATACCGGTCCGCGAACGCGAGCTCAAGATACTCCTCAACAGCCTCCTGCGCTTCCGCAACCCGGATGATGGCGTCATCCTGACCAGCGTTACGGCGATAGTGTGGCACGTCATACGCGCCGCACGCGTCCGCGTCAGTGAGCGCGTTAAGGAGATCATCAACCGCACAGTCGAGGGATGCGACAAGCATGCGCACGTGAACGTCAGCGAAGTCATTGATGTTCACCGAATGTCCCCCGGGTATGTCATGGACACGCCCTCGGTGTTGGGTGATCCTGAACGCATGTCGAACAGGAACTCAGGGGCCGCCTCCTTGCCGCCGAAGTAGGCATGCTGGATAGACAGGTAGTCGCCGGGGTAGACGTAGAAGTCCGTCTGGCCCTCATTCTTGAAGATCAGCGTCCCGTCGATGGTGCGCTCAGGATGGCTGTCGCAGAGGATCACATCCACCTTTGGGTGGTTCTTCTCACCATAAACGAGGAGATACAGCATGGCAGGTCCTTTCACCAGATATTCGATCGCTTGTTGGAAGGCAGGGGGGCAGGCTCGATACATGGATGCCCCTGCTCGAACAGCTCCCTCACTGTCGGATTCCCTGACCTGCCGCCCTTCACGCAGATGGAACAGCGACCACGCGACGAGTAGAGGCGCGTGCCAGGCCAGTCGGACACCGAAGCGCGCGAGGGGCGCATCTTGCTGCCACAGGTGACGCAGCACTGCTCAATGCCCCAGTCGACAGCACTGGAGCCCGTAGCGCGCCTGCGGTTGCGGTAGCAGGAGTTACATGTCCCCTTGCCGCCGTACGGGCGGGTTCCGGGGTACTCCTGCTCGCTCGAGTGCGGTGGGCGGATGGTTCCGCCACAGTCCTCACAGGTGGGCGGGTTATTGACCCAGTCGATGGCTGCCATGCGCGTCCTTTCGTTGGCTGACCAGGTCAGTCTACCGCAGAAAGGGGCTCTAGGCAAAGGCGAGGCCCGCCGGGCATACGGAGAAGGAAAGGAAACTTCACTCCGACCCATCCGGCGGGCCTCTATCAGCACGACCAGCCTACATGCGACTACGAGGTTGGCGCAACCCTCCGGAATCTCCGGACAGTTCGACACCCCAGGTGCGCCCGAAGCCGCGTAAGCCAATCTGAGAGCCTTTCATGACCCCACCCAGGCCGGCACACACACTCACACCCGTTCGGCCGCCCACGAGCCTCCTGATGGTC